TGAAGGTTGTGAAGGGTGGAGATAATTGGGCATCAAAGATGTACCTGTTAAATCTTCAAAAGCTTTTCTCAAGTGATGTGTTTAAGGCGTTTAAGAATGGACTTTGATTTCTTCTTTAAGCTGGTACTGACTGCATCGTTCTTTGGTGTGAGCATTTGCTTGTGTATCAAGTGGGTTGTAGAATCATACCTAGATTACATACAAGTCAAGACTGGCATACGAGTGGCTACCATTCAGAGCATGAAAGATAGCTTGGAACTAGAAGAGAAGTTAAACAAGAGAGGTAATGACGATGACCCTACTGCTTATTGATGGTGACATCATAGCATACAAAGCAGCAGCATCAGCAGAAACACCCATTGATTGGGGTGATGGACTGTGGACGTTGCATAGCTTTGAACCTGACGTGGCGATACGTATCACTGACCAGATTACTAAGCTGGTTGATGAAGCACCTGTACAAGATTGCATCGTGGCTCTGTCAGACAAAGATAACTTTCGTAAAGAACTTGTCCCATACTACAAGGCTAATCGTAAGAACACACGCAAGCCTATGTTGTTGCAGTGGGGTAGACAATACATGTGGGATAACTACAACACATTTATATACAGGAGATTAGAAGCTGATGATGTTCTTGGAATATTGGGTACATCAAACCCTGACACTATTATCTGGTCTGAAGACAAAGACCTACTCACTATACCAGCAAGGCATTGGATTAATGGTGAGGTGGTTACAATCACTGAAGCAGAAGCTAGTTACAATTTCTTTTTCCAAACTCTGGTTGGGGATAACACAGATAACTATAGCGGCTGTCCAACTGTTGGTCCCAAGACTGCTAATAAACTTCTGTCTTCTGGTTGCAGATGGGATACAGTGGTTGATGCGTTTAAGAGTAAAGGTCTATCTGAAGAAGTTGCCCTCGAAAACGCTAGGTTAGCACGTATCCTACGTGATGGTGAGTACAACACAGACACAGGAGAGGTCACACTATGGCAACCCACGAAGCCTATATGAGAGCTAAAGCATTAGAAGAGCAGTGGAAGAGTGAAGACAGGGACATGGTAAACAGTCCCCCACACTACACCACTGGTAAGATTGAGACATGGGACTACATCGTGGATGTGATTGGTGAGTATGAATCTATCTCTGTAGCTCATGCCCAAGTACTGAAGTATCTAGGCTCACGTCTGTGGAACAAGGAGAACCCTATCCAAGATGCTGAGAAAGCTAGGTGGTATCTAGATAAGATGATTGAACTGATGAAGAAAACAGATGGAGTGAACTGGTAATGATGAACTTTTATGAGTACCAACTTAACGCATTGAGGACAGCAGTATACCCTAAGAAGTATTCTATCTCATACCCTGCCTTGGGTCTAGCTGAAGAGGCAGGTGAGGTATGTGGTAAAATTGGTAAAATGATGCGTGATAACATTCCAATCCAAGACCAGAAGAAAGCCATTGCATCAGAAATGGGTGACGTACTGTGGATGCTTGCAGCACTAGCCCATGACTGTGGCCTGTCATTGCAGACCATTGCAGAGATGAACGCAGAGAAACTAAAGAAGCGACAGGAAAAGGGTACGCTACACGGAGAGGGAGATGACCGATAATGGATAGTTACCAATCGTATATACATGCCAGCCGATATGCACGATGGCTAGAAGATAAAGGAAGACGTGAGACTTGGGAAGAAACTGTAGACCGTTGGTGGAACTACATGACTGACAAGTTTCCAGCCCTTGAGCAGAGGCAGGATGTCAAGGTTGCTATCCATGACCTTGAGGTAGTACCATCTATGCGTACTATCATGACAGCAGGTGAGGCACTAGACCGTAACCAAGTAGCTGCATACAACTGTAGCTTCCTAGCTGTTGATGACCCCAAGGCTTTCGATGAAGCTCTGCTTGTACTCATGTGTGGTACAGGTGTAGGCTTCTCTGTCGAGCGTCAGTTCATCAGCAAGTTACCTGAAGTACCAGCAGAGTTACACGATACAGATGAGGTAGTCGTAGTAGCAGACAGCAAAGAGGGATGGGCAAAGGCACTACGTCAGATTATATCTCGCTTGTATGCTGGTGAGATACCTAAGTGGGATGTGTCTAAGGTACGTCCAGCAGGTGCAAGACTGAAGACATTCGGTGGACGTGCATCAGGTGCAGAGCCATTGGAGAACTTGTTTAAGTTTGCCATCAACACCTTTACCAAGGCAGCAGGACGTAAGCTCAACAGCCTTGAGTGCCATGACCTCATGTGTCAGGTAGCTGCTGCTGTAGTTGTGGGTGGTGTACGTAGGTCAGCCATGATTAGCCTGTCCAACCTGAGTGATGACCGTATGCGTCATGCTAAGATGGGTAACTGGTGGAATGACCAAGTAAACCGTAGCTATGCTAACAACTCTATCAGCTTTACTGAGAAGCCTGACATGGGTAGCTTCCTACGTGAGTGGACATCTATCTATGAATCTAAGTCAGGTGAGCGTGGTATCTTCAACCGTGAGGCAGCTAAAGCAAAGGCTGTATCTATCGGACGTGAGGCACGTGATGACTTCGGTACTAACCCTTGTGGGGAGATTAGTCTACGCAGTAAGCAGTTCTGTAATCTGTCAGAGGTTATCATACGTGAGACTGATGGTGTCGGTGAGCTAGTAAAGAAGGTAGAGATTGCCACCATCATTGGTACAATCCAGTCAGCACTAGTAGACTTTAAGTATCTATCACCTAAGTGGAAGAAGAACTCAGAAGAAGAGCGTCTACTAGGCGTGTCACTAACTGGTATCTTTGACCACAAGATTATGTCAGGGCAGGGTGAGTATGAATCAAACATACTAGCTGGTACTCTGGCAAAGCTGCGTGAGGTTACACGTGAGACTAACAAAGAGTGGGCAGCTAAACTAGGTATTCCAGAATCTAAGGCCATCACCACAGTCAAGCCTAGTGGCACAGTGTCACAGCTTGTAAACAGTGGTAGTGGTATCCATCCTCGTTATGCTAAGTATTACATAAGAAGAGTGAGAGCAGATGTTAAAGACCCTCTGGCTACGTGGATGCAAGACAAGGGTGTTCCTTGTGAAACAGATGTCTATAATCCGCAAAACTTGGTATTCAGTTTCCCAATGAAGTCAGCAGACAATAGCTTAACACGACACGATGTGTCGGCTATTGAACACCTAGAGCTATGGCTCAAGTATCGTAAGCACTGGACAGACCACAACCCATCAGTCACTATCTATGTAGGGGAAGATGAGTGGGCAGAAGTAGGTGCATGGGTGTACAAACATTGGGATGAAATCTGTGGTGTGTCTTTCCTACCACGTGAAGATGATAATCACAGCTATGCACAAGCACCCTACGAAGAAGTAGATGAGGAAGCATACGCAAAACTCAAGGAAGAAATGCCTGACATTGACTTCTCAGAGTATGCAGAACTAGCTGATAACACTACATCTTCTCAGGAATTAGCATGTACAGCAGGTGTATGTGAAATCTAAAGTTACAACATTAGCGAAAGTTTGTTCAAAATGAGAGTATTAGGCAACGATTTTAATATTACAGATGGACTACTAAACCACCTTAAAGAGTTGTATCCTAACAAACTACCGCTTGGACAAGTTACCCTTGAAGAACTAAGGTTTCTTCAGGGGCAACAATCCGTCATCGATAAGTTGATAGAGTTACAACACACAGATTTTGAGGAATAGATTATGGGTTCAATATTTCGTGGGCCAAAACCCCCACCAGTAATGCCTACCCCTGCTCGTCCAGTAACAGCAGTTCAGAAGTCACCTGACATTGAGCTAGAAGATACAGAGTTGGAATCAGAACAGCTTACCAAGAAGAAGAAGGGTAAGAAAGCTCTGAAGACACCACTAATGGACACAACAGTACAGACAGGTAGTTCTGCATCAGGGCTACAAATACCAAGTGGAGGCAACTAATGGGCGGTCCAGCACCAAAACCAATTAAGAAACTTGTTAGAGCAGTTAAGAAACCACTAAAGAAAATTACAAGAGCAGTATCAAAACCAAAAAGTTATAAGGCCGCACCAGCTAAGACTGCTGCTGCTGTTGATACTTCAGCTACTGCTGCTGCAAAAGATACAGAGCAGTATGATGATACAGAAGTAGAAACTACTGGCGTTCAGATGCAGAAAAGGAAAAAAGGTAAGAAGGCTCTCAAGGTAACTTCTAACTCTGCTGCTGCTAATGTCGGTGGTTCAGGCGCAAGTGGCCTAAACATTCCAACTTCGTAAGGAATAACTAATGGAACAAGAAGTAGGAACAGTAGCTAAACGCTACAATCAACTAGCAAGTGAGCGTGATACGTTCCTAGAACGTGGACGTGAATCAGCGAGGCTAACTATCCCTACTCTTTTGCCAGAGGAAGGGCATAGCAGTTCATCTGTATATGCCACACCGTATCAAGGCATTGGGGCAAGGGGTGTAAACAACCTTGCATCAAAACTATTGATGGCTCTTCTACCACCAAACAGCCCCTTCTTTCGTTTGACCATTGATGACTTTGACCTACAGCAGATTGCAGGTGATAACCGTGGTCAGGTAGAAGAAGGACTATCACGTATTGAACGTGCAGCTATGCAGGAAATCGAAAGCAAGTCTATCCGTGTGCCTGTATTTGAGGCACTAAAGCTTCTTATCGTAACAGGTAATGCCTTGGTATATATGCCCAAGCAGGGTGGTATGAAGGTGTATAGACCTGACCGTTACTGTACTAAGCGTGATGCTATGGGTAATATCCTAGAGATTATTACCAAAGAAAGTGTAGCAGTCATGATGCTGCCAGAGGAAATGCAAGCCCTACTGCCAGCAGAAGACGCACACAAGAAAGGCTCACCAGTAAAGAACTATGACCTTTATACATGTGTAACACGTGGTCCAAAAGGTTTCATGGTACACCAAGAGGTAGCTGGTATCGAAGTACCCAACTCACGTGGTACATTCAAAGAAGACCAGAACCCATTCATTCCATTACGTTTTATTCGTATTGATGGTGAAGACTACGGACGTGGTTTCATTGAAGAATACATTGGTGACTTGCGTAGCTTGGAAGCTTTGACACAAGCCATTGTACAGGGCAGTGCTGCTTCGTCTAAGGTACTCTTCTTGGTACGTCCAAACGGTAGTACTAAGTCAGCGAACCTAGCTAAAGCAGCTAACGGTGCGTTCCTGACAGGTGATGCCAACGATGTATCAACACTACAGGTACAGAAATCAGGTGACTTCCGTGTAGCCTTAGAGACTATGCGTATGATTAACGAGCGATTAGCTGCTGCGTTCCTGCTAAACTCTTCTATCCAGAGAGCAGCAGAGCGTGTGACTGCTGAAGAAGTTCGTTACATGGCACAAGAACTAGAGACTGCATTGGGTGGTGTATACTCAATCCTGTCTCAAGAGTTCCAACTGCCTCTAATTAACTTGCTACTAGAATCACTAACAAAGCAAGGCAAGATGCCTCGTATGCCTAAGGATAGTGTCAAGCCTACTGTTGTCACTGGTATCGAAGCTCTTGGGCGTGGTCAAGACCTAAATAAATTAGCAGCGTTTCTACAGTATCTTCAGCCATTGGGTGCAGAAGTTATACAAAGTGAGATGAATTTAGGTGACTACATAGACCGTCTTGCTGCATCACTTGGTATTGATACATCTGGTTTAATTAAATCAGAAGAGCAGAAGCAACAAGAAATGATGCAACAGCAAATGATGATGCAACAACAAATGGAAGAACAGGCCGCTATGGGTGCATTGCAAGCAGCAGCACCACAACTAGCTAAAGGCGCAGTAGAATCGGAGTAACGATGGCTGAGACACTAAACACTTATCAGGAAGAAGCACCAGAATCACAGGAACATGTTCAAGAAATGCTCAACAAAGAGCGAACAGAAACAGATGAACGTCCTGACTGGTTGCCTGAGAAATTTAAATCTGCTGAAGACATGGCTAAAGCTTACTCAGAATTAGAGGGTAAGCTGGGTAAGCCACAGCAGGAAGAGACTACTGAAGAAGTAGAAGTTTCTGGTGACGAAAGTGCTGAAGATGTAGCACAGTTACTAGATGATAGAGGCCTAGACTTTGAAGCTTTTCAACAAGAGTATCAAGAACTAGGTGGTCTAACAGAAGAAGCGTATGCAGCCTTGGCAGAGGCTGGCTTCTCTGAAGCTATGGTAGATTCGTGGATTGAAGGACAGAACGCTATCACTGCACAGGTGACAGCAGAGATGCACGAATACGCTGGTGGTGGAGAAGAGTACGCTCAGATGGTACAGTGGGCTGCTGATAATCTACCTGAGAGTGAGGTAGAAGCCTACAACGCAACGATGGAAAGTGGTAACACAAACTTAATTAAGTTTGCTGTCCAAGGTCTACATGCACGTTATCGTTCTGAGGCAGAACCAAACCTTATGCAAGGTGGCACTGGTACTGTATCCTCAGGCGGGAAGTTCGATAGCACTGCGGAACTCACTGCTGCTATGAGTGACCCTAGATACGCTAAAGACCCTGCCTACAGGCAA